GATTGACCGCACTGGAACAGCTGGGCGGCATCACCGTCATGGAGCCTGCGGACGATGATATCCCCAAGGTCTTTTTCGGTGATGCACTTCAGCAGACCAAGGACGAAAAGGTGGTATCTTTCCGCTATATCTCCAAAACACAGGACATTTCCGGTTATGCTGAAATCAAGGCACAGGGCAACAGTTCCATGAACTATCCCAAGAAGAACCAGACCGTCAAAATGTTTGCGGATAAAGAATGCGCCGAAAAACTGAAGGTCGATTTCAAGGGATGGGGCAAGCAGAACAAGCACGTTTACAAGGCGAACTGGATTGACCTGAGCCATGCCCGAAATGTGGTGTCTGCCCGTCTGTGGGGCGATATCGTGAAAACCCGTGCCAACTATGCGGAACTGCCTGAACTGCTGAGAACGTCCCCCAATCAGGGTGCAATCGATGGATTCCCGGTCACGGTCTATGCGGCTGGTGTGTATCAAGGCAGATATACCCTGAACATCCCGAAAGACAAGTGGATGTCTAACATGGATGATAAGCTGGATACCCATTGCATCCTGTGCGGTGAAGGCTATAAGTCTGGCTGTTTCCGTGAAGCATCTGTAATACAGTGGACGGATGAAATCCATGACGCAATGCCCGACTCTATCAAGAACCGCTGGATTGAGGTTATCAATTTTGTAATGAACAGTACCGATGATGAGTTCAAGGCGAATTTGGGGAATTACTTCGATGTGCCCAGCCTGATCGACTATCACCTTTTCGGTCTGGCATCCTGTGGCATTGATGCCTATGGCAAGAATCAGCTTTACATGACCTTTGACGGTCAGACGTGGATTGCATCCATGTATGACATGGATAGTACATGGGGTTTATATTGGAACGCAAGTATGTTCCTTGCAACGGATTATCCCCGTACAAGCTATGAGGATTACCTGAACGATAGCAAGGAAGGAAATCTTCTTTATATCCGTCTGGAACAGCTTTTCAAGGATGAACTTCAGGCACGGTGGGCAGAACTGAAATCCGGTGCGCTGTCTATCGAGAACGTAATCAATCGGTTTGAGCGATTCACCGACATTGCCCCGGCTGAACTGATCAAAGAGGACTACGCAAACACCACTGGTGGTGGAGCATATACCGGAATCAAACAGCAGACCACCAACAATATTCAGCAGTTGCGTGGGTTTGCACTTGCAAGAATCGCATGGACGGATAAATATATTGCCGGACTTACTGGTGAAGTTGTTGAGCCTGACGAACCCGATATTCCCACTTCTGTACCGTGTACCGGAATTTCCCTGTCTGCATCCGAACTGACCTTTACGGCAGAGGGAACACAGGCACTGACCGCAACCGTACAGCCGACAGACACCACGGATATTGTGGTTTGGAGCAGTGATGCACCCGATATTGCGAGCGTGGAAAATGGCGTTGTTACTGCCAAGGCAAACGGCAGCGCAGTGATTACCGCAACCTGTGGCGAACAGACCGCAACCTGTGCTGTGTCTGTCAGCGGAATTGTTGACACTGCGGTATATAGTTTGGCGGAAACTACCGTGGATTCTACCACCATGATAGATACCGGCATCATGCTGATGGATGAAGATAAAGATTATACTGTATTCATGGATTTCACGCCTCCTGCATGGGATGATATTACCGGAGAACGGTACTTTATGGACGCTGGTGGTCCTGCTCCTGATTATTTCGGCTGGTCATGGTGGAAAAACGGAAACTCTGGCGGAGCTGCATTTCATGGTGTTAGTGGTACCGTGCGCCTTTGGAGCGGCACGTATTGGGGTACTCGCCATAAGCTGGTTATTCGCTGCTCTGGTGGCTCCGTGAGTTATACCTGCGACGGTAAAACCGAAATGATTGCAGCTACGCTCACTAGACCCGGAAACCACACATCCACGCTGAAAATCGGTGGCTCCGCCGTGCTGAAGGGAACCATTCACAGTGCAAAGGTCTGGTTTGAAGCCAAGACGGACGAAGAATGTCTGGCTATGGTGAATGGCTAACCATCCGAACGTCAACCAAGGGGGTGGAAACACCCCCACCACAAGAAAGGAAAGGACGTGAAAGCAGATGATTGAACTCGAAGGAGGAGCGCGGATCCTCAAACAGTGGTCTCTGAACAAAAGAGTCATCATCGACAACTTCCTGCCCGGTACCCGCGTGGAGGTCATCAAGAAGTATGACAACAAGGACAGCGCACTGCCCGTGATGGCATACGAGGACGGAGGCCATGTGGTAGCTGACATCCCCAACATCCTCCTCCAGACTCCGGGATACATCCGTGTGTACGTCCTGCCGTCTGCGGAAGATGCTGAGCATAATCCTGAGATCAAGGATTTCAAAGTCACCAGGGAAGAGAAGCCGGAAGACTACGTTTACACGGAAACCAAGACCGTTTCCTTGCAGGCTCTGGAGAAGCGCGTGAGGGAGCTGGAACTGAACGGCGGTCAGGGAACTGTCAAGAGTATCAACGGCATGGAGCCTGATAAAAATGGCAACCTGGATCTCGTGACCGGCATCGGCAGAAAAGTGGATGGTAAAGTTCAAACGCCTTACGATCCAAACGAGGCCGGCGACTTTGAATACATCTACGAAGACCCGGTGGAAGCGCTGCCTGGCGCGGAAATCCTCAACGACTACGATAACAACATCGCTGTCGGCTACATGTCACAGGCGTCCGGCTACCAGACCCAGGCTATCGGCAACTACAGCAAGGCTGAAGGATGGTGGACGAGAGCCGACGGGCAGTGCTCCGTTGCTTCCGGTCTTCTGTCCAGAGCTTCCGGCCACTTTACCCACGCAGAAGGCACCAGAACCCTGGCGTCCATTAACAATGCCCACAGCGAAGGCGACATGACCAAAGCGACCGGCAGACAGAGCCACAGCGAAGGCCAATCCACGGTGAGCAGCGGTTTCTGCTCCCATTCAGAGGGCAGTGCCACGGTATCTTCCGGCTATTACAGCCATGCCGAAGGATTGGGAACTACTGCAAAAGGCAAAAACCAAACAGCAATGGGAAAATACAACATTGCTGATACCTCAAGTTTGCTGATTGTAGGCAAAGGCTCTGCAAGTAATCTCAGTAACGCATTCACCGTGTCCTCTTCAGGCACGGGATGGTTTGCAGGGTCGGTAACAAGCCTCGGCGCCGACTACGCTGAGTTCTTCGAGTGGGAGGACGGAAACCCCAACAAAGAGGATCGTGTCGGAATGGCGGTCACTCTGGTCGGCGATAAGATCCGGATCGCAAACGCACAGGACGACATCCTGGGCTTTATCACCGGTACCGCGATGGTCCTTGGCGATAACGCAGAGTACGAATGGAAGTACAAATACCAAATGGACGACTACGGCCGCATCTTATACGAGGATCCCGTGGAGGAGTTCGTCGAGTATATGGACTACGAGCAGGGAGTTGTCGTAAGAGAATCCATCGGCTTCTGTGTACACCCAAAGCTGAGCCCGGAGTACAATCCCGACGAGGAATACGTCAGCCGCGAAAAACGCAAAGAGTGGGATCCGGTCGGCCTTATCGGCAAGCTGCGAGTCAATGACGACGGCAGCTGCACACCGGGCATGTATGCCAAGGTCACAGATGGCGGAATCCTGACCCACAGTGAGGAAAAGACGAACATGAGAGTGATGCGTCGTATTTCCGACCATGTTGTTCTCATGATGATGAAATGATGAACAATTATTCAAGGAGGAAACTATGAAAAAGATTCTCGCACTCCTGCTGGCCGTGCTGCTGATCCTGGCCATGGTCATCCCCGTATTCGCTGTCACCCCCGATCTGGATGTCCCCGACATGCCTGAGATCCCCGACATCTCCGATGACGTGGAAATCGAGCTGCCCGATGGCATCTTTGACGACTACATCCCCGACATCGACATCGACATTGAACTGCCCGAAGATCCTACTGAACCTCCCGCAGAACCTCCCATCGAGCCGCCCTATTTTAATTATTGCGAATTCCTGAAAGGCTGGTTCGAGTGGTGGATGCACGTCATCCGGTGCCGCTGATATGGTTAAGGACTGCACCGAATGTGCAAAAAATGCACAATGCCTTGAACGCATCAAAGAGGGGACTGTGGTGTACTGCGGCAGCTCACTCTGCAAACCTACCCCGAAAGCATAACCCCAAGCCCCTCCTGTCCGGAGGGGCTTCACCAAAAGGAGGAAACATCATGGCAACATTCAAAATCGCACTCTCCGCAGGCCACGGAAAAAACACCGCTGGCAAGCGTTGTATGAAGAAACTGGATCCCAACCAGACCCGCGAGTGGGTGCTGAATGCCCGCATCGCTGAGAAGATCGAGAAGCTGCTGTCCGGCTATACCGGCTGGGAGCTGCTGCGTCTGGATGACCGCACCGGGGAAAAGGATATCGCACTGAAGACCCGCACCAGCTCCGCCAATGCCTGGGGCGCTGACTTCTATCTTTCCATCCACCACAATGCCGGTGTGCTGGGCGGCAAGGGCGGCGGCATCGTGGCCTATGTCTACACCAACCCCTCCAATGCCTCCATCGTCTGGCAGAATGAACTGTACAGCGAGCTGATCGCCGAAACCGGCCTGCGCGGCAACCGCAGCAATCCTCTTTCCAAGGCAAACCTCCACGAATGCCGTGTGCCGAAGATGCCCGCTGTTCTGCTGGAGCTGGGCTTCATGGACAGCAAGACCGACGTGCCGATCATCCTGAGCGAGAAGTATGCTGACCAGTGTGCGGAAGCCATCGTCCGTGTCATCGCCGAGCAGGGCAAGCTGGTGAAGAAGTCCGGAAGCGCAGGCAGCACCGCTCCCCAGGACAAGGTAGAGGAGAAACCCAATGCCGAAATCAAGGTGGAAGGCGCTAAGGAAAAGGATGCGTCCCTGAAGGGCACCTATGTGGTCAAGTCCTCTGATGGCTGCCTGAACCTCCGCGCCGGTGCTGATTACAGCAAGGCCCTGATTGAAACAATGAAGAACGGCACAAAGGTCAGCTGCTACGGCTGGCATACCGGAGACTGGCTGCTGGTCATTGCTGAATCCGGGAACGCAGGCTTCTGCCATCGCGGGTATCTGGAGAAGATGTCATGAGCAGATGGTTGGAACACGAACACGATACATACCGCGAAGAGATCGCTGACATGGAGGAGTGCAAGCATCTGATAAACGAGGTCTGCACCAACCCTGACAGCGATCAGTGCTGCGATTTCCCGCACTACGAATACTGCCTATACAGCTGTCCTCACTTCACCAAAGAGGACGGATTGCTTGCAAAGTGAGGTATTGCTTGCAAGTAACTTGCAAGTAATATCAAGTAATATCAAGTAACAAGCGATAAAACAAGCGACACAACAAGTAACAAGCGATAAAACAAGCGATACAACAAGAGGAGGAGCACCATGGGCCTTGTATATCACAACGGAAGATTCATTCCGGAGGAGCATATTGAGAAAGCAAATGCACAGGCCGAGGTGCTTCGCATTCTCCGTTCATTCCTGGATGCAAATGAGCCTGGCCTGGTCCGGTTCCTGGTCAACACCTTTCGATCCCAGGGCCAGGCCATCACCTACAAGGAGATCCGGGAAGCAATTCTGAGCGGGGACATTGATCCCCAGTGGCTGGATGACTGGATGAAGGACTATGCCAAGCTGGTCGAGAAGGTCATGCGCCCTGCCTGGGAGAAAGCCATTGAGGCAGGCTTCACAGACAGAGCGCAGAAGTTCCCGGGTTTCTACTTCAACCCCATGGCTGACGGTGTCCGCGCCTGGGCATCCAACCACGCAGCGGAATTTGTCACCAACGTATCCACGTCCCAGATGGAAGGACTCCGGGCGGTCATCCGCCGGGCGGTCAGCCTGGAGGACATGAGCGTTGACGAGCTGGCCAGAGTGATTCGGCCCATGATCGGCCTGACCAAGCAGCAGAGCAGCGCGGTCATGAACTACTACCAGAAGCTCCGGGAGAAGGGTGTCACACCCAAACGGGCAAGGGAGATGGCCATCCGGGATGCTGCCCGCCGCCACAGATCCCGCGCTTATGACATCGCCCGGACGGAACTGGCAACCGCGTACAACACCGGTGCTCACGAAGCAATCATAGAAGCCCAGGCAAAGGGATATCTGGGACGCATGGTCAAGGTGTGGAGTACGGCCGATGATGAGCGAGTATGTCCGACATGCGGGGCATTGGAAGGCAAGAGAATTGCTATGGACGAAGAGGTTGAAGGCATCAGCAGTTCCTGGAGTACCCGTCGCCATCCGCCTGCACATCCGGGATGCCGCTGTGCGGTCATGTATGTCCCCGATGAAAAGCCTGAAAAAATTATGTAAAGGCAATTCAAAATTCAAAATATTGTAGTATAATGGCCATATCGGGTCATGAACCTAAATCAGAACCCAACACAGCCGGTACACGGCTGTCATACATAAACTCCACAGCAACACCCCATTATCAACACCGCTCTTTACCAGAAGGAGGCCAGAAACATGGCAGCTAAGACCTTCGCAGATATCCTGAAATTCAACCCCTACCACGACGAGCGCGGCAGGTTCACCACCGCCGACGGTGCCAACCAGGTCACCATCCGTACCAGGGATCCCAGCAAGCAGCATTTGGCCGACCGCGTTATCGCAAGAGAAAAAGAGCGGGAAGCTGCGGAAGCTGCTGCCGGAACCGGTGAAACCCCGCAGATGAAAGCCATCCATGACATCGAGGATAAGATCCGCAACCAGGACTACGAAAGCGCAGCCTGCGTTGATAAGGACGGCAATGTGCTGTTCTTCAAGGATGGCGAGCAGAGTCAGGTCGCATTCACACCGGAAGAGTGCAAGCTGATGGCAGGAAACGCTCTGACGCACAACCACCCCAGCAGCACTTCCTTCTCCGTTGAGGACGTGGATTGCTGGCTGGCAAATGATATGCAGGAGATCCGTGCCACCAACCGGCTCGGCATCACCTACAGCCTCAGCCGTGGTGAAGACTTCGATAAGAGCATCGGTGAAAACTTCGCCGTCGCATTCCATATCAATCGGAACAAGGCTCTCCGCGAAGCTCAGCAGACGCTGGATAACAAGGGCTATCCGGATAAGATCGCAAGAGGCGAAATCTCCATCGATCAGGCGAATGCAGAGTTCCGTGATATCTTCAACACGGTAATGATCGACTTCTGCACGAAGAGAGCCCCCGACTACGGCATCAACTTCTCCATTGAGAAGCGGGAAGTCACTAAGAGCGCCGGTACCACTGCGTTCACGGCCAAGGCCGAGGATGGAAGCAAGATTGCCTGGATCCTGGACAAGGATAGCGAAGCAGAGATCGATGCTGCCTTCAACGAGTGGCTGGACAGCGCATCCAAGGATGACGACGGCGTTCGGAAGTTCAACCCCTATCATGACCGGATCGGCAGGTT